ACGATGATAATACAGGAGTAGATATTATCTCATTTGTAGAATCTCCTGCAATCGAGGTAGATTTTATGTATTTTTCTACCAAAAAAATGGAGAGATTTAAAACGGTAGATACAGATAAACGTATAGTAGTAGGTGCAGCAATGTTACCTAATGAGAAAATTATACGATTCGATGCAGATGACAATCCATATTTCGTTTTTTTCTCTGAGGAAACAGTACGTAAATGTGCAGAGTTATATTTTAAACGTAGTAAACAAAATACTACTAACATCAATCATTCTACAGATGTATTATCATCAGGAGTTACAGTAGTAGAATCATGGATTGTAGAAAATCCTGAGATGGATAAATCAAAGCATTTAGGATATGAGGATATTCCTGTGGGTAGTTGGTTCGTATCATACAAAGTGGATAATGATGAGTTGTGGAGCAAGGTGAAAAATGGAGAGGTATTAGGATTCTCAGTAGAGGGATTATTCACACAGGAAGTTGAGCAGGATGATATGGAAACAGAGATAAATAATATACTCGACTCTGACATGAGCAGAGAGGATAAGATTGATGCATTAAAAAAGAAGTTGAACAGTTAAGAAACAATAACTTATAATAATAAAATATATATTATGGATAAAAAATCAATTATCGACAAAGTAAAAGAGTTACTATTTTCAGAGGAGGAAGTAGTAGCAGCATTCGAAGATGTTAAAACATCTGATGGATTAGTACTAAGAGTTACAGAAGTAGCAGAGGGTGCATCAGTATCTATCATCTCAGAGGATGGTGAGAATGTATCAGGTGCAGCAGAGTACACATTAGAAAATGGTACTATCATAGCTGTAGATGAGAGTGGTGTAATTACATCAATTACAGAGGCAGCAGTAGAGGAGGAAGTAGTAGAGGAGGAAGAAATGCAGGAGGAAGTAGTTGAAGAAGTTAATCCATTAGAGGAGAGAATAGGTAAATTAGAGAAAGGTATAGAGGATATATTAACTAAGTTTTCAGAGATGAACACTAAAGTTGAGGAGTTCGCATCTGCACCTGCATCTGATGAGGTTAAAATAGGTAAAAAAGAATTTAAAAAAGTAGATAAATACTCAGCATTAGATGAGTTATCAAGATTTAGAAAAAATAAAAAATAAAATATTATGGCATTAGATTTAACAGGTTTATCTGCATACACAGATCAACAAAAAATGGAGTTAGTTAGAGCATCACTATTAGGTGGTAAAACTCTATCAACTATTTCAGTACAGCCGAACATTAAAAGTTCAGCAGCAATCAACATTCTATCATCTACTCCATTATGGGCAGCAGGTGCATGTGGATGGTCGGCAGCAGGAACAACAACTTTAGACCAAAGAGTTATAACTGTTGCTCCAATTAAGAAAAATGAAGCAATATGCGTTGATGATTTGGAAGCATATTGGATTCAGTCTAAAATGAAAGCAGGTAGTTATAATGAGGAGATTCCATTTGAGCAGCAATACTCTGAGGAGTTAGCACAACAAACTGCAAAATTCATTGATGAGTTAGCTTGGCAGGGAGATACTGCAGGTTCAGGTAATTTAGCATTAGCAAATGGATTAATTAAAATCATTGATGCAGAGGGTGCAGTAGTAACAGGAACGGCATTAGCATTAGATGCAGCAAATATCATTGATGCAATTGATGAAATGGTAGCTGCTATCCCTGCAGATGCAGTAGCATCTAATGATTTAGTGTTATTCATGGGTTATGATAAATACAGATTATACGCAAAAGCATTAAGAGATGCAAACTTATTCCATTATACAGGAGCAGAGGGTGATAATTTTGAGATGTTTGTGCCAGGTACAAATGTAAAGGTTATTGCTACAACAGGATTAAATAACACAGGAGTAGCAGGAGCAGGTAGAATCTTCTTAGGTGAAGCATCTAATTTCTTTGCAGGTACAGATTTATTGAATGATGCAGAGGATTTCAGAATCTTTTACTCAGAGGATAATGATGAGGTTAGAGTTATTCAAAAAATGAAAATTGGATTCCAAATTGCATTCCCTGAGAGAATTGTATCTAACTAATTAACGAATATTAACAAATAAGAAAATGCTGCTGCAGATGTAGCAGCATTTTTTTTTAAAAAATAAAAAAATATGGCAACATGTGTATTAACAAGTGGTATACCATTAGCATGTTTAGAATCTACAGGAGGAGTTAAGAATGTGTACATAGGTGCATTTTCCGATACTACTACATTCACATATGATGTGGATGATGTAATTGATACGGTAACATCAACTGAAACATTCTATACATTCAAATTTAGACCACAAACGGCAACATTTTCTGAGGAGGGTAGTCATTCAATTGAGAATGGAACAAATTTTTGGACACAAACATTATCGATGGTATTCCATAAAATGGATGCAGCTAAAAGAAATAACATACTTTTGTTAGCAGGAACATCTATGCATGTGATTGTGGAAACACAGAATGGTGATTATTGGTGGGTAGGTTTATCTAACGGTGCAAATTTAACTGCATCATCTGCTACTGCAGGGCAAGGTTATGGAGATTTAAATGGTTATAATATGACTATTACAGGATTAGAGCCAAAATTAGCAACAGAATTATCTTCTACTGCATTTGCTTCTCTAACAATATCAGCATAATTACACTATTATATCTAAAAAATTAGCATCTCAATTGGGGTGCTTTTTTTTTTAAACATAATTAAGTTATCAACTTATAATAATAAAGATATGTTAAAGGTTAAGAAAAAATATATTAACAAGGTTATGAGTAACTCTAAGTTAGGCAAGTTTAATACTAATGATATTACACCTAAATTATCAAAATATTATGCATCTAATGGTATGGAATTTATTTTTGATGATGTGTGTGATGGATGTGAATTATTAAAATGCAAATGTAAATGATATTATTGCAACAAAATACAGTTAATGATGTTGTATTAACCTTGCGTGAACTAACAACTATAGAAAATCCTTTCTATTTATTTGTGTTCACATCTGATGATACTAATATATCTAAGATATTTACAGGTGTAGATATATCAACTAATGTTAACACCTATAATGAATTTAATATTGAGTTAACATCAGGTGCAGAGGATTTGTTGGATAGTGTTATTAACCTACCATATAAAGGATATTACACATATAACATTTATAGTATGGTAACAGAGGGGAATTTAGATATTAATAATGTTACTGAGTTAGTTGAGAGTGGAAAAGTATATGTGAATGATACGGTTAAACCTGTTAAAACAACATATGCAGGTGGTAATAATACAAAAGCAGTTTATAATGGATAATAATTTTATATCAATATCTCTAAATAAAAGAGAGAATACACCCAAATTTGCAGAGGGTAAACAGGATTGGGTAGCATATGGTGAGGATAATTTATATCCTGATTATTTAGTAGAGTTGATGAATACATCCTCTAAACATAACTCTCTAATTAAGAAAAAAGTAAACATGAGTGTAGGTGGAGGATTTTTAGATAATCCTGCATTAATGGATTTTATAAAAAACAACAATGGAAAGGAGGATTTAAATGATATCGTATATAAAAATGGATATGATTTAAATTTATATGGAGGTTTTGCATTAGCCGTTACATGGAGCAATGATAGAAGTAAGATTGTAAGATTATCTTATGTTGATTACTCACAGGTAAGAATTGCAAAGGTGTTAGATGATGATAGTGAAATGGCTAAGATGCAGGAGAATGGTGTAGATTTTTATTACATATCTGCAGATTGGAATCAGTATAAAAAGGATAAATTTAAACCTGTATTAATGCAGGGATTTTCAGAACAATACAAAAAGGAATCTACACAATTAATCTATGTGAATGAGTATAGAGCAGGAGTAGATTATTACACGTATCCTGATTACATCTCATCTGTGGATTGGATAGAGTTGGATAAGGAGATAGCAAATTTCCATCTATCATCAGTACATAATGGATTTACACCATCTATGATTATATCATTTAAGGGTGGCATACCTACAGATGAGGAGATGAAAAAATTAAAACAAAAATTGAATAAGGAGTATGCAGGTAGTGATAATGCATCTGCAGTATTTTTAACATTCTCAGAGAGTGGTGATAATGCACCTGAATTTATACCTATCAATTTAAATGCATCAGATGATAGATTTTTACAATTAGAGGAGCAGATTCAACAGAACATAATAATAGCACATGGAGCATCTCCAATTGTGGCAGGAGTAGCAATTAGTGGAAAGTTAGGGAGTAGTGATGAGGTGTTAGAAAATGAGCAGATGTTTCAAAGAAATGTGATAGATGCAAAGCAGAAATTATTAGAGCGTACATATAACAGAATATTAGATATCAATGGTGTGTTAGAGGATTTGGAGTTGGTAGGTATAAAATCATTTGATGAGGAGATAGAGAAAGTAGCAGAGGGAGAGGTTATTGATGTTGAAGCAGAGGCAAAAGCAAATCTGAGAGGAAGTGTAGGAGGTGTTACAGGTATATTAGACATAGCAGCACAGGTAGCAAATGGAACAATTAGTAATGAATCAGGACAAAGTATATTAGAAATAATTTTTGGACTAACACCACAGGATGCGTTTAGACTTTTAGGTGGTGTACAAGAGGAGGTAACAGATGGCGACAAATAAAGTATTATTTTTATCCGTAGATTATCTGCGTGATAATACAGTTATAAATGGCAATGTAGATAGTGAGTTATTAGAGCCATTCATTTTATTGGCTCAGAATGTACACATAGAGCCAATTGTAGGAACTGCATTATATAACTCATTGATATCATCAATAGAGGGAGATACATTAGCAGGAGATGATAAATTGCTAATGGATGATTATTTGCAACCTGCATTGCTGCAGTGGGCATTGTATGAGGCATTACCATTCATTAACTACAAATTAACGAATAAAGCAATTAGCACAAAGAATAGTGATAATAGTGATGCAGTAGAATTGGATGAATTACACTATTTAAGGAGTACGGTGTCGGATGTTGCTCAGTATATGAGTGAGAGAGCAACATTATATCTAAAGGCTAATTTAGGATTGTATCCATTATTCTCTGCGTATGGAGCAACATGTGATGCAATTAAACCAAATTGCACTAACTACTTTAACGGAATATATTTAGGATAATGGCAAGGAAAAAAAATAGTAAAAAATTATTGATTTATTTGAAAAGTAAATGATATGCAGGAGCAGGTTAACAAAATAGAGCAACAGGTTAACTCTATACATGAGGCATTGATTGGCAATGATTACAATGATAATGGATTGATAAGTCGAGTTAAAAAAATAGAGCAGTATCAGAGTGTTGATAAAAAACAGAAATGGACGATTGCAGGAGTTGGTTTAGCGTTTGGATTTTTATTAAAAATATGGGGTAAATTATGAAAAATTTTATCAGTAATATAATAGGGATGATAATTACAGGTGTATCTATATATGCATTATTGTATTTAGAATTAACAATCCTTAAATTTTCTGTATTAATAACTATAGGTTTAGCATCATTCTATTTTGAGAATGATACAATTAAATCATATCTAAAAAAAGCAGTAGATAAGTTGTTAAAATGAACAAATATTTAATTATAATTATATTAGTTTGTTTGTTATGCTTATTCACCTGCAATGGAGGTAGTAAGCAATCAAAGGTTATATATCATACATCTGATACAACAATAGTACATGATACAATTGTGGATACAATAGTTATGCATCATACAAATATACTACCTATTCACGTAGATAGAATTGATTTAAGCGATACAAACGCATTTGAGTACAGATACTACTATCCGATTAAAGATAGTTTGTTAGAGGGTGTTATAATAGCAGAATCAAATGACAGACCGAAAATAGATTTCAACTATAAATTAAAAAAATATCACACCTCAACTACTACCACAATTAGAGATACATTCAATATATCAAATCATGGTTTTTTATACGGAGGGAATATCATAGTATCTCCATTATTATCTGCTGCATCATTTGGATTATCATATCAGAATAAGAAAGGGAATTTAATTGATTTACAATTGGGTAGAGATTTTGTAAATAATAACAATTTTATCAGTTTAGGATTTAGGGGGAAATTTTAGGCACAATTATTGTTATCCTGCAGATATGAACGTAGGATACAGACCGAGATTATCACCTGCAGAGCAGGAGTTACTCAAAAATCACAGAGCAAAAAATCAGGAAAATATATTGATAATTGGAGATTTACATGAGCCATTCTGCTTAGATGGTTATTTGGAATTTTGTCAAGAGCAATATATTAAACACAACTGCAATAGAGTTATTTTTATTGGAGATGTAATTGATAATCATTATTCATCATACCATGAAACAGATGCAGATGGAGATGGTGGAGCAGCAGAGTTAGATTATGCGATTAATAAGATTGCAAAATGGTACGAGGCATTTCCAAATGCAGATGTAACATTGGGGAATCATGATAGGATAATTATTAGAAAGGCACAAACATCTAACATACCATCCAAATGGATAAAAGAGTATAAGGAAGTATTAAATACACCTAATTGGAATTACTGCACAGAGGTTATATCTAATGGTGTTAGATATGTGCATGGTGATAAATCAGGCAAGGCAAGGATGGCAGCAAAAAGAGATATGATATCTACCGTATCAGGGCATTACCATACTGATTTTTAT